ATTCCATCCGTTTAAATAATTTTAATTCATCAACCATAATTTTATTTTTTGCAAATATAAAAAAAAATATCGAAGGTAAAAAAAATTATAAAAAAAATGCACCCAAATGGTGCATTTTTTAAAGAGTTAACTGAGGTGTTTCTTCCCCTTCACCTTCTGGTGGGGTTTCTCCTCCTTCAGGTTTTGATTTTTTTGCCTCCTTTTCCTCATCTTCCTTGTATTGTTTATTCATTTTGATTTGTTCGGGAGACATACCAAGATATCTCTGAATGAGAAAATCGTTATCGAAATATGAAACTTCCTCCTCCCCTATTTTTACTTTTAATTCGCTAAGTCCCTGTATAAATTCACTTTTTTTCTTAAGGTTGGTCATTTCAACCTGATCTTGAAATTCAAGATCCCTATTATAAACTAATCCAACATTAGCCTTAAAGTTTCTATCCCTAGAGAGTTCTGGAAAATCTAAGCACATTTGTATATAAAGCGGTTTTACTAATATTTCTTGAAATATTGATCTTATTCTAGTAAGGAATTTTTCAAATCTAATTTCATCTCTAGCTAATTGATCTATCGAAATCTGATAATTCCCAGGAGTTGAATTTCTTGATGAAAATCTTGCGTATGGTATTTTGGAATCCATTTTAAGTTTAGCAAAGAAATAAACAACATTCTCCATAACATTGAAATCCGGACCACTTGGATTAAGGGAAGATATATCGGGAGACGAACCGTTAGCTTCAGGAAAAAGATAATTTTTATAAAATTGTACTTTTGGTCTTCCGTTAATTGTTAATTCACCGGATGCATCGTTAATGTTAATCTCCTCCTTGTAATTTGACATCAGTTGACCTAGAGTTTGCATAGCTTTTTGTGGAGACTGACTCCCAATCGGTATAATAAATTTCATCCTGTAGCTGGCATTCATAACATTCCATATAACTCTAGAATTTTCCATAATTCTTAAAATGTTATAGGATCTTACCAATCTTTCTATGTAACTTGTTCTACTTACAGAATTTCCTTTTGCATACGAAATATAAATAACCTGCTCATTTGTTAATTTTCTGAACATCTGTGGATTATTTGGATACTGTATCCAAAATTGTTTAAATTCATTTTCACCAACCTTTTCAACCACTGGTTGTAGCGATGTTGCATCTATTTCCTTAAATCCAATAATCTCTTTTCCCTTATTATCATATATTATCTCAAATGCTAAAAATCCATCGATAAGGAATTGTTTGAAATATTGCCAAGCTAATATACTGTTTTGAAACTGAAAAACGTTATATAACCTTGTGTAGTTTTCAGTAATTTTATTCTTCACTTTTTCTTTCAGATCAAGATTTGCAAAAGATGGATAAGCAAAGAAATTACGATCATCATAGGAAACGGCTTCATCCGAAATAATATCCAAAATAAATTCTATTTCACCATTAAGTGAAAATTTTCTTAGATAGTTTCTTTTTTCAATGTAATCTTTGTCAAAATAGGCAATATATTTTCTTACCTTCGTATCTTGATATGATGTTGTCCAATGGAAAGCATCATTTTTAGTAAATCCTGTTCCCTCCTGATTGAAAAAAGCACCCTCGGTTTTACCGATTGCTTGTGAGTTTCTAACAACCATATCGTCATATTGCATTCCGAATTTTGATATGTTGTTTAAGTTTTTAAGTATGTTACCTAATGCAGATTGATTAGGGTTAAAAAAATCTAAAAATCCTGCCATCTTTTACAAAGTTACTTTAGGTTCTTCTTTCTCTTCCTCAGGGGAACCTCCCTTTTCTTCTTTTTTCTTTTTTGATTCCTCTTTTTTCTTTCTTTCTTTAGCTTCCTTATTAGCTATTATATCTTGTTGGGATAAACCTAAGAATTGCTCAATTAGAAATGCATTAGAAAAGAAAGGCTTTTCACCATCACCCATTAATGCTCCCATACCAGCTATTGCCTCTTTTCTTTTTCCTATCTTATCTATTTCTTGGTTAGCCTTAAATGGATTGTCAGAAAAATAACTTAACCCTAACTGACTTCTGAAAAGGAAATCTTTTTCTAATGCTGGATATTTCTTGATCATCTGTATCCATAGCGGTTTTATAAGAATTTCTTGAAAAACAGATCTTAGTCTTTCTATGAATTTTGAGAATCTGATTTCCTCTTTGTCCAAACCTTCAGCACCGTTTGAATAAGTTGATGCACTCCCACCGTCAGGAGTGCTAAATCTTGATGCAGGAACCTTGGATTCCAATATGAATTTGTCAAAAAAGTAATTTAATGGGCCAGCATCATTAAGATTAGGACCCTCAGTATTTATAGGCTCTATAGTTGGAGTTCCGTTAACTCCTGATGGCATTAAATAGTTTTTATAGAATTGAATTTTAGGTCTTCCGTCTATTGTTAATTCCCCACTCTCGTCATTCAATTGAATATCTTCCTTATAAATACTCATTAATTCACCAAGAGTTTGCATTCCTTTTTGTTGTGATTTAGTTCCAATTGGAACAGTCATTTTCAATTTAAAGGAAGCGTTCATAACAGACCAGATAACACGGGTATATTCTATAATTCTAAGAATATTAAAAGGTCTTATAAGTCTCTCCACATAGCTAATTCTAGAAACTGAGTTTCCTTTAGCATAAGAAATGTAAATTATTTGGGGATCATAGAGTACCCTTTTTTTCTTTGGGTCCTGCGGATATTGGTTCCATGTACTTACAAATGTTCCATCAATTTGTTTTTCAACACTCGGTACTAAAGTTATCGGGTCTAATTCTTTAAATCCAACTATTTCCTTTCCAGTATTATCATAAACAATTTCAAAGGCTAAAAATCCATCAACTATGAATTGTCTGAAATATTGCCAAGCGGTAAGATCATCGGAGAATCCCCATATTTCATATATTTTTTTAAATACTTCGTATAAATCATCTTTTATCTTATCATTAACATCAGTTAAATCTATAAAATCAGGATAAGCAAAATAATTTGCGGGATCATAAGTAACTGATTCATCACATATAGTGTCAAGGATCCATTCTATCTCAGGATTTAAAGAAAACTTTCTCAAAAATTCCCTTTTTCCCTTATAATCTTTATCAAAATAACCTATAAATTGTCTTTGAGATATGTCCTGTTTTGCCAGACTCCATATCATACTTTCGTCCTCTACATTTCCCTTGTTTTTGTTTAAGAAAGCAGCTTCAGTTACACCTATAGCTTGGGAATTCCTTATGACCATATCATCATATTTCATCCCGAATGTACTTAACTTTCTTACAGACTCCCTTATCCTTTGGATAATAGGATTTTCGTTAGGGTTATTATTATCAGTAAATCCTGCCATTGTCTAAATTATTATTGATTATATATCAGGCTATTTACTTTTAAAAAGAAAGTTCTCATCTATAACACCAAATTTAAATCCCCTTTTCTCCGCCCAATCCTTTGCAGCTTTAAACTTTGCCTGGTTTGTAATCCAGATTTGCATATTTCTATTATATGACTTTAATTTATTTAATGTCATAACACCCTCCATAACTGGCTTAATTTTCTGCTTTTCTGGTTTAATTTCTATTATCCATTCCTCTTCAGAGTTATCCTCCTTAAGAACTTTTATATAAAAATCAACATTATATTTATGATCTTTCTTATCTAATGGATTATAGTAATCAATTGCGACCGGTTCTGAACTCCATTTCAGAATTTTATCATTCGTGTCACAATATGTACAAAAACGATATTCCCATGAGGATCTGAATATTATATTATGTATATCCCCAATATACTTATCCGGATTTCTAGGTTCATATTTTCCAGATTTATACTCCCCGTTTGGTTTAATCTTTTTTATATCTGGCATTACTAAGCGTTATATGTGTTATCATCACCTGTTATATAACTGAAAGGAATTGTTTCTGGATTTTTTGGAGGATGAAGTTTTTTCCATCCTTTAGCAAATCCATGTTTCGCTATTTGAGTGAAATAAGCAAATGGATTATTAGATTTCTCAGGATCAAACCTGTTCCAGTATTTACAAAGATCCTCCATAGCAAAAGACATACAATCATCTCTATCATCCGGATTCTTATAGGACATTTTTTTCGAAATTCCCTCTATCATCAATTTGAACATATCTATTGTTCTTGGGGTAAGTTTTCCCAATTTTTTTGATTCTACTACAGCTTCAAGGAGATCACTGTTTTTAACATAGTCTTTGGCCATTTAAAAAAATTATATTTACTATTTTACTGTTTTTTTATAAAATATTTCATTCATAAAAAAAGAATGTAGCTTTTTGTGCTACATTCTTTTTTTTTATTCTTTATTTTCGGATTCACCTTCAGTTTCTTCATCAAAACTAGGAAGTTTATTTAAAGCCTTACCGTCGGGAGCTTTAGCTAACTTCCCTTTCGAAGATTGGTAAAATTTATCACCCGGTTTGTTCTGATTTTCACCCTTAGGAGCGAAATAGAAATTCCTACCTAGTTTTTTTTTACTTCTTCAGATTCTCTAAGATTTATTCCAATTTCATAATTTTTATCAGATTCGTCTTTGCCTTTGAATCTCGTTTTTGTATTTTTTGAATCCGGAGCTTCTGCTAAATCATCTTCTCCCTCAACTTTGCTTTTTTCTTTTTTACTATCGCCTGGAGCTATTTGTAGGTTCTTTTTATTTTTTTCAGTTCCTTTTTCCAACTTACTGTCTCCTGGAGCTTTCGAAAGCGGGGTGTTTGATGTTTTATTACCAGTTTCTGTTTGGGCTAAATTTTTTTTTCCTTCATTCATTGTTCTATTATAACCATGTAATGAATCCCCTCCCATTTCTATCTTTTCATTATCAGAACCTGGTGCTTTTGAAAATCCATGCATATTTGCAAGATTTTTCAGAATCTTTTTTTGCTCATCCTCAGATAAATCTGATTTATTTAAATTATTAGATTCCTTTACCTCCGTATCTGATTCATCATCGGAATATTTAGACTTCTCGTTATCGTTAGCTGCTTTATCAAGTGCTTCCTCAAGATCCGACATTTCATTTACAAAATAATTCTCAGTTTTTCCACTATCCAAAAGAACAGTATATCTTCCAGAATTTCCATCTATTGATATTATCTTTCCGGTATCACCTGATTCTTTTATTTTAACAAATTTACCAATTCCAAATTTTTCATCCTCAAAAACTACAGTATTATCAATGGAATTAATATCGGAGTCTATATTATTTAATTCTATGTTGATTTGGTTCCATTTTTCCCTAAGAACTTCCAATTCTCTTTCCATCATTTTGTGAGCTATTTGAATTTCCTTAGAGTTTTTATACAATGGATTCGATTCCATTAAATTTTCCAATTTATTAATTTCGCCGTCAACTTTACTAATATTTTCTAGAATCTTATTTCTGTCATTAACCATTATAGACTTAACTCTAAATTCTCCTTCCAAGAATTCAGTTAATCCCTCTGAGATATCATACCTCATAAAGTTTTTCACCATGGATACCGCTTGAGATCCATTTACTTTATAAAGAGAATTTTCTCTCATTCCTTCGTTAATTTTTTGTAGGAATATTTGGTTTTTCCATTTAAGTAGATTTATTTGTAGTCCTTCGTAAATTTTGGATGTTATACTCTTAGCAAAATCAAGTTCTACTACATTGTGATAGTTTGAATATAATGTCATAACATCACTAACAACCTCCGATTCATTGATACCGAAATAAGTTGCAGATTCCATTCCAAGAAGTTTAGCTAAACCTACAGTATCACCAAATCTAAGTTTGTCTTTTCCTAAGTAAACAGAGATATTTTCAATTTCTTCAACTATTCTAACTACTTTTTTTCCAAAAGTGATAAATAAACCTTCCTCGTTGATTTTTATTCCACCTTTGTTAATTGTATTCACTAATCTTAAATATCCCTCAGGTAAATGTGAAGCTTCCTTATCAGTTAATTTTTTTAAAGAAGTTTCACTAGCCTCAAAAATTGATTTACCGATATAGAAGAACGTTCTTCCATTCTCAAAAAGAACAGGAGAAAACACCTTCCCAACAAAAGATTCTTCCTGATTGGAAATCGGTAATGCCAATTTGCTAGAATTTTGTCCTTCATTTACATTTAAGAAATTAATTAAATTTCTAACAACCGGATTGAAATTGTATTTTTCAATATTTCTAACCAATAATCCATTTGATTTACCTTCTGAAACGAGCCATTCATTGAGGGTCTCTGTTAATTCAGAATAAAAGGAAGAGCTTCCACTATTTTTTATAGATTCAAGAACCTTAGAAACCTCTATCTCTCTTGAATATTCATTAAATTTTTTCTTAAGTTCTTTTGATATTTCAGCAACTGAAGAATCCCAAGAAAATGACTCCATTTCCGAAATAAAATTATGGATTAATGAAAATTCTGGAATTCCCTTATTTTCAATAAGGAATAAATATTGACTACAGAAATTCTTAACTTTTGGGTACGAATAGATTGAAGACTCAGATATTTTAGATAAAGCAGATTTTATTCCAAGATCTCTTACTCCCTGAGATTTTACAAAAGATTTTGCTGAAGCATCGCCATGAGAAAGGGTATCTATTTTATTTACAAAATCTAAAGAATCATCCAGACTCTCATTTATTGATTCATAAGATCCAGAATTACTAGCTCCTTCATTTTTAAGTCCTCCCCAAGATTCCATTAATGCTTGAGCAGCTTTTTTAGAAATTTCAGATTCCTCTCTTTTAATAGAATCTGCATGACTTCTAATCGAATTTTCCGGTGAATTTTGGTTCATTTCTATCTTATTATGTTCATTTATTTTTTCAATAAGCAAATTTTCAGAAACATCCTGACCTTTAAGGAAGCTTTCACATAAGGATCTTACCTCTTGGGATTTTGTTGTTTCCTTTAATTTTTTAACTTGATTTATAAATTCCATGTTTAATCTTTATTTTATTGATTATATATCCAACGAATGAATAAAAACTTTTTACTATATATTCAAAACGTATAGCCTTTTTTTTATCTAGCTATAAGTATTTCAATTTTAATATCGATATCATCATGAGGATTGCAAAATACTATTCCCCCATCGGTATAAACCTCACTTGGTTTTGCTAAATTCCATCCCTCGAATGTTGAATCTGTTGTGTATTTTCTGGCTCCAGATAAAACCATCAATTCTCCCATATAATATGTTTCATCCTTGTATGTCCACTCTAGATATTTTTTTGATTGAACGGTTTTCTCTGGAAAAATTGCTTTAACCGCTATAAATGAAACATATCCAAAATAATCGCCTATGTCATTTTGACTTAACAGAAAACACTGATCAGCTGGCAAAATAACTCTATTTTTTGAATATGATTCAACATCAATTCCAATATCATTTAAGAACATGTAAATTGGTGGGAAAGAATTATTTCCGCTATCTAAAACTAGATTATCGTGAAAAAAAAGAAATCCTTCTAAGCCCTCTCCCGGACAAGTTATAGGTTTGGTTGCCATATTAGTTTGCTGTTATTATAGTTAATTTTACTGCTTTAGTGGTTGGATTTGTAAATATAAATCCACCGTTTGCACTATTCGGATTATTATTGTGTTCAAAATCAGAATATGGATCAATATCCCATCCCTTCCAAGATGCAGATTTCTTTATTGCTCCTGTTAAAATTAGTATTTTTCCCATTATATTTCTATTATTAGCCTTATAGTCCCAAAATAATACATGTTCATTTTCTTCGGATTCTGGTAGATATTCAGCTTTAGCAATTAAGAATGAGATTTCCCCATTCGTTGAGGTGAATGATCCTGGATCCAGACTGAATGAAGTTTCCGGGTATATTACAATAGTTTGCTTCTGATAATTAGAAAAAGCTTGGAGAGGATGAAAAAAATATTTCAAATCCAGGGAGTCATAGGTTTCTGCACCCTGCGTTACTCTTAAAGATTCCCTTATGAATTTTAATTGAGTCGGATTATTAAATCTTTGGAAAGTAGCCTCAATTGACCTAAATTGGGGTTTTGTTAAAGCTATATTCATATAAGTCGTTACAAAACCACCGGTTGGACCAGACACACCTAAGGGACTAAGAACAAACTCAGAATCTCCCCCAAATATTTCAGATCCCTGAGATTGTGTTGAATCTCCTCCTACGTAATTATTAATACTAGGTTCTTCAAAATTACTCACATTAAAAAGTTATTTTATTTTGGTAGGATCTATAAACTTATCCTCCTTTTTTCCATAGAAATTATCATCACCTGAAATTTCATTATTTTCAGAAACTTCCTCCCTATCTTCAGAATGGTTTTCGTCATTTACTGTTATACCATCTTCTGGTTTTAAATAATCAACCAATGATTTTATGAATCCGAGGGAAATTAACGGTAATATTGCACCACTTATAAATGATAAAACCCTCTTCTGGTAAATCTGTTCTTCCTCAATAAGACCAAATAGCTCCATCCATTGTTCATAGTTATGAGCATGGTTGTATGAATAATACATATTACCCATAGCTTGCATAAGTGTTAGTACTATGAAAAGAATCCATACCACAGACTTATTCATTTTTTCCAATACAATTAGGGAAGCTAATGATGCAGCTGCTCCAATTTCAAAGGATATTGCTAAAGATATAGCAAGCCACTCGGGATTACTTAATCTAAAAAAATCTACTACGTGTATTGTTGATATCAAACTAGTAACAAGATATAAAGAAACAAAAGTTCCTATTATAAATCTTGATATTAGTTTATCTTTATTTCCTACCATTTTCATTCAATATTTAATGCATATACTTTGTAAAAGATGAAACATTTATTTTTATTACATGGATTAAATATACTTTCCAATACAAATCATTCAAGAATCATATTGGAAATTCCAATTTTTTAATCCCTTTACCTTTTGAAATCTTAATTCTTTTGGATTTTAATTTTTTTCTTACCCTCCAGTTCAGAAATTTCTTCCTCGATCTGATTCTCCCTATTAACATCAAGAATTTTCCTATCCGTTGATTGTATCATCCTTTTTTCGTTTCTTAGACCCTCTATTTTGAGTTCATTTCTATTTGGGATTGAATCTATCCTTGAATTAGTTTTTTTTATTTCTTTTCTGAGCATTGTAATGTTAGATGAAATAGAACATGATTTAAAAAAAATTAATAGCAAAATGATTATTACCAAATAATTAAATTTATCATCGATGAAAGATTTAATTTTTTTCATATTTTGAATTTATTTACCATATATATCAAAAATTTAAGAGCATAAAAAAAGCTGCCAATAAATTAGCAGCTTTTTTTTAATATTTTTTAAATTAGCTTACAGAAATACCCTGCATTGCTGCTGCTAAGTCTTTCTCCATATCTTTTACCACCATAGCATCCTTTTTAGCATCATTCAATGCCTGATCAAAAGGTTTATAAATGGAAATGAATTTTTTTGCATCCTGTATTCCCTTTCCTCTAGATTTAGAAATAAAATAATGACTTGCCTCCAAGTGTAATGCACTTAAATAAATAGTATTATCCTTGATTCCCTCTTTTTCGATCTTTGTAATTTGTTTGTCTAGCTCAATAATTCCCAAAGATTCAGTCGAGTTCCATTCTGCGTCATTAAGAATGTACTCCTTCCATGAAGTAAAAACTGGGGCATCACAAGAAATTGCATAAACTTTGCTTCTAATCTCATTCTTTTTATCATCCAGCTTTTTCTGTAATTTTTCTACCAGTTCATTATCAACATTTCCTAATAGAGTTTCAGAAAAATCAATGGTGTCAGAAGCACCTGGTCCCTCAATTTGATTTTTTTCTTTTTTTGACATTTTCTTAATTTTTTATTATTTTAGTTAAATTATTTTTTTTGTTCCTTCTAAATGTTAAAAATATCCAATTCATCATATCCTCTGTTATTATCTAGATATGCTCTTAGAGGTTCCCTTAAATCCTTCGCAGGATAGATTTTTGCTTCGTCATCAGGGCCAATGTGACATAAAAACCCACTTTCAGTTTCTATTCCCATCTCATCCTCCAGTATTAATCTATATAATGATATTTGGATTGAGTATTCGTTATGATGATTCTCATATAATCCAGAAAAAGGTCTTAATAGTTTTTTATATCTACCTTTTGGATGGTCGTCAGATTTAAAATCACCATTTGTTTTCCAATCACCAATAACTAGTATTGCTTTTTCTTTCTCCTTGTCCCAAAAAAGAAATAATTGATCTATTGTTCCGGCCAGTTTCCATTTTTTAGAAAAAACCCTTAATTCAGATCTAATTGGAACTAAAAATTTAAGCTTTCTTTCGTGAATTCTTAAAAATTTATTTACCCTGTCGAGACAATCATCATCGGGAAGAACAGGGGATAATCCACACCAAAAATCCTCTATCCATTTATGAACTCTAGTCCCAAGATTATTTGCTGTTTGGCCCTTGCCATCCCATTCAGAATAAATTTCATCAACTGAAATGCCTCTTTCCCTAGCCTTTTTCTCCGCCCAATATTTCTTATCGAATGGAGTTTTAAATTTTTTTAAAAAAGTTGTAACAGAATCAAATTTTTGACCTTTGAATTTATATACATGGAGTCCTTCGTCAAATGAGAAATCTGGATCTTCGAAAAATTTCAATTTATTTTCAATATCCAACTTTATTTTTTCTATAAAATCAGTCATTAAAAAATATTAATTATCTTGTGCCAATATGTAACTAAAAGAACGATCGATGTTATTTCGATTAAAAATCTTACTACCCAGAGCCAACTAATATCTCTAAATATAAATTGATAAACCACCAAATATGCCTCGTTATTAGTTCCCTTAACTGGTTCCAACCAGAGCGTCATTAGCTCCTCCAGCTCAAGAGATCTGAAGTGGTCATTAATTGGTTTTATCTCACTTAATACAAAAGAGGGACGAGATTCCACTGGTAAATCATTAGAGAAAATAACCTCAGGAGGAAGATTAACTACAGTATAGATCCTATTTATTTTATCAACCCTAAGATTTTTTCTAGTCCATATAGGAGATATTTTCATATCGTTCTTTATTGATCTTATAAAATCCCTATAAATCAATAATTCTTTTATAACTTTTATGATCCTAAACATTTTATAGTTTATTTTTTATATAGGGAAAAAGATTAATGTTTCTCCCCAAATTTTTTGTTATCTTATTCCTAGCCCTTCTTATTCTTGTTGCTACAGATCTTTTTTTCAGTCCATATTTCTCTGCTATATCCTTATATTTCATTTTATTTATTTCCCTATCAACCATTATATCCTTATAAATTTCAGGAAGATCTGTTATTTCATTTATTACTGATTCATAAATTAAATCGAATGAGTTTTCTTCTAAAAATAATGAATTTGTCTGATCCTCGTCCATCAGATATACGCCACCAAAATCTCCAATTTCATTATTGGATGAGAAAAACTCCATCTCGGAGGATGTTCTTGAATTATATTTGTTTTCCTCCTTGAGAAGCAAAAGTGTTTCGTTTCTTGCAATATTATAACACCAAGTTGAAAAATTTCCCCTTTCTTCATCGTACTGCTCTATTTTTTCCCAAATTTTTGACATTGTATTAAGGAAGGCATCCTCCGCTAAATCCCTATTTTTTGTTATTTTGAAACAGTGATTAAATATCCCGGGTTTTAATCTATCAAAAAGATTTTTGAAAGATTTATCATTTCTTGTTACTATAAAGCAATTTGCTAAAATTTGTATATTTTTCTCCTTATTTTGCATATTTTTCTAAATTAATTTTTAGTATTTCGATTCCGGCTTGAGCTAAAAAAGATAGGGGTTCCGGATTTCTATAAGTTTCGGAGAAAACTACTCTTTTAATTCCTGATTGTATTATTAGCTTAGAACACTCCAAACATGGTGATAGTGTTACATAAATTGTTGATCCATCAGAACTTTGTGTACTTCTTGCGAGTTTGGTTATTGCGTTTGCTTCGGCATGTAAAACGTGTGCAATTGTTACATTATCCGGGGTTTCACATTTGTCTGGGAATCCTGAGGGTGTTCCGTTATATCCATCGGATATTATTGATTTTTCTTTAACAATGATAGAGCCAACCTTCATTCTATCACATTTTGAATTTTCCGACCATAGATTTGCTATCTTCATGTAAATAATATCCTTACTGTTTATTTCAGGATTTTCCTCAAAATTGAAAATGTCAAATTTCTTTTTAATAGACCATGAATCAATTGACGAAATTCTTTCATTAAATGATAAGAGATCATCAAAATAAAACTTGGTATAATTTTTTTGTGGGTGTGATGTGTGGGACATAATTAAAAATATACCACAAATATATAAAAAAATTCGATAACAAAAAATAATTTTAAAAATTTAATTAAACTCTTCTGGAATCGGGTCTATATGGAGCTTCCATAGGGGACACAATTAAAGTGCCACTAAGAGCTTGTGCTATCCTAGATAACAATGCTTTTATTTCTTGAATATCTTCACCGTTTAATGAAGTTTGAGATCCCTCCGTTTTTGCATTTGTTGTATTTTGTGAGGACGATGGTTGTTCGGTTGATGATAAACCTGTTGGTGAAGGAGCAGGTGCTGAAAGGGATTGTACATTAGAAATATCAGATAAACTTTGGGAAGATGGCGTACTTAATGGCTGTTCAACATTACTCTTTTGTGCAGGTTGATCCTTTAGTAACGGTATATTTTTTTTAATTTCATTTGTAGGAGATTTTAAAATTTCCTCCTTCTTTTCAGCTATACCTGTAGTTTTGTTTCCAAATAGACCCTTAAATGAATCTTGGATTTTACCAGAGTCAAATTTTTTAAGAAGATCTGTTGGTTTATTTAAAAGACCACCAATTTCAGAAACTGATATATTTTTATCAATTGGTAGTTTTTTTAATATATCGGATCCCTTTGAAAGCATATCACTACTAAATAAATCCTTAAATGCTGATTTTTTAGGTGATTCCTGCTCTTTTAATTTTTCCTCGTTTACTTTTTTTAAGGATTCCGTGGCTTGGTTTTTTAATATCTCCTTTGTTTTTTCGTCTTTTAAAGGTATCTCTAGAGGAGATTGCTCTTTTTTTGTTGGAGTTCCCAATTTTTTTATGTCCTCAAGAGTGAATGTATCATTTTCAGCTTTCATTCTCTGATCATAAGTATCAATGAAATGCTGAATTTCATCAGCAAGCTCTGCAGGATCGCTATAAAATGCAGGATCTTCTGAAAGTAATGATTGTTTCTTTTGTTCTATTTCCTCCTTGGTTGGGGTCTTTCTTTTTTGAAGATCTGGCATTCTTCCCTCAATGAATGATTGTATATCCTTATTAGGTATAACCTTGTCTCCCTTATCCAATTCCAATATTTCTGGACCAGCCTCACCAACAACATATTTTCCTGGAAAATTTACATCACCTCCATCTTTAAATCCACCAAGAATTCCCCCAAGTCCTCCTTTTTTTCCAATTTTTCCAAATAAGTCACCTCCAATTTTTGGTAAAGCCCCACCGATTGAATCTTTCAACGAACCGATATCTAATTTTCCAATATCCCCGGAAATAAGATTTTTTCCAATATCCTTCAGACTCCCCAGTTGTTTAAAAGATTCCTCGAATTTTTTTGGATCCAAAGATTTAACAGCATCACCAAGATTTTTAAAATCTATTTTATCTATTTTCTTAATTGAATCATTAAGATTTCCAAGAGTGTCCTTAATAATATTAAAATCTAATCCCTTTAAAGATTCCAATAATTTTTTATCACCAGCTTGAGATTTATCCCCGGATTTATTTTCCTCTATATTTTCTTGGGTTTTAACAAGGTCCCCAGTTACTGAAGTATTTTTCTTAAGTTCACCAGTAAGTTTCTCAACATTTCTGCTGAGATCTAACATCTGTGCTACCATTTTGGGATCCATTGACATATAATTGTATATATTTAAATATTACTTACTAAATGAGAATACTTGTTTCAAACCATCGGCAGATTGTGATTCCATATTTTCAACTTCTATTTTTTTATTGAGATTATCTAAGAAAATTTGGTATTCATAATATGGTATATTTTCTATCCAATTCATATCAACACCATGTTCATAAAAAAGTCTGAATTTAATTGCCAAGTAATTCTCCAAAGATATCTGAAATAACGAAAAGAGATCTGATTCCGGAGGGAAAACTTATGTCCGCTGTGACCTCCTCACCACACCGCGGACAAACTTGGCTAACTTCTAATATTGTTCCTATTCTTATTAAATTCGAAAGCTCAAAATATAAACTAAACTCCTCTTTAGTCCAATAATCAGATTCTCTCATTTTATTCAATATATTGTCATCAGTTAATCCTCTCCATTCTTTTATAATAAATGGAGCAATTTTTATAAATCCTTCATCAACCTCAATTGACCTGCTCTTACAATAAAGTATAAATTTAGTTAGAATCTCATTAATCCCTATACTCGGTACACTCATTTCAATTTTCCTTCCAATTTTCGGAACATCAAATATGAATGACCTCGTTGATTGGTTATAATATTTTAATATTTTATCCTCAATAGAATAAGAGTTTAAAACCCCGGTTCTAAGTTCAATACCATTTCCAAAAGGACAATCATCAAGGGATTTACATTTTTTATTAGGTATTAATATTATTGAATTCTCCCCACTAACAAAAGTTAAATCCCTTATAGCCATAATAACAAAAAATCTATCCTCCTGCTTTAGATCCTTGTAAGAAACCACACCCTCATTTGGATATTCCATTCTCATGCACCTATCTAAAACATACGAAAGCTTTTCCTCAAGATCTAATCTATCCGCATCATCTATAGTTGAGAAATATCTAATTTCCTTTACTTCAGCTGGTCTTATAGCTATTTTTGTTCCTACTGGATAAAACATTCCTTTAGATGGCATGATTGAAACCGGAAGATTTTTCCAACCTATATCAGAAGTTTTATTTTCGTTTAATGTCGATGCTTTTCCGAGAGAATTTGTTTTTATATCCTCCTTTGATTCTATCTCCGCCTCAATTTTATTTATAATGGGATCTTCCTTTAATTTTTTATTCTCGGTTTCATCCAAGTTTAATTGATTATTTTGAGGTGTATTTTCATTCTCAATTTTATCCTCAGAATTCACAAGATCCGGATTATCATATTCAAATCCGCTTTCGATTTCTTTTCTTCTTAATATTTCCTCTGGTGAAATGTCCATAATAGATATTTTTTATAGTATATAACTCAAAACAAAAAAAGAGGCCAAAATGGCCTCAAAAATATAATTTATAATTGAAATTATTAAATAAATAAATCTTCCCAGTAATCGCATACCCATGATGTGGATATTGTGTAGATAGCAGGAGTTTCATAATCAAGATCCATTGCATTAATAGGTTCACTTATGAAACATGATGGGATTCTTATTCTTCTAAATACATCACCTCTTTTGTTGAATACTGAAATAAGCATTGAACCAACATAATCAACCTTTAATCCCATTGCTCCTGTTAGAGGGTTATAAATAAGGTCGGACCATTGTCTTAATATTTTATAAACAGTCATTGAATTTGTATCACTAAGGTTTACTTCAAATTCCATGGATAAGTTCATGTCACTTGTTGAAGGTTCTCCACCAGCATATCTCCTTGTTGCAAATTTATAGTTTTGTTCAACCGCCTGTGCTGGTGCAATATCTACAGCCATACCAGTTATTGATTTGACCTGCTGTGACAATACACTTTCCCCGTTGAATGTGATATTAGCATCAACTATCCCCGGAGGAGGAGTAATCAAAACCTGAAATTGATTTAAGAAAACCGGCTCATAATTATTTATACCGGCTAATGAATTAGTAAAATGAGGTAAACCTGCCATTTTTAATAAAAATTATTTTATAGGAATAAATCTTCCCAGTAATCTACCGCCCAAACTAGGTCATCTATTTTGTATATGTCGGTTGATGTGTAATTGAGATTCATTGGAGATATTGGTTTTGTAAGGAAAGTATCTCTACATGTTATCCTTCTATAAACATCCCCCGCTTTATTGAATATGTTAATTACAATAGTTCCAACATAATCGTTCTTTAGTCCCATTGCTCCAGTTAATGGATTATAAATAAGATCCGACCACTGTCTTAATGTTTTAAAAACGTACATTGAATTATCGTCATTTAAGTTGACATTAAAACTTATACTTACATCCATGTATGTATTTTCAGGTTTTGCCCCAGCATAATTTCTTTTAGCAAATTTATACTTCTGCGTAACTGGTCCTGCAACCTTGTCTAATGCTAAACCTGATAATTTAGTTACATGCTGTAACAATATAGGTCCACCTGCTACAGCTGCCGGTGGTATGATTGTAACCTCGAATTGATTCAAATAAACAGGTTCAAATCTGTTTATCGACGAGAGTGAATTTTGATAGTGTGATAATCCTGCCATGATTTATAATCCTATTGAATCTATTTTTCTATATATATCAAAAAATATTATAAAAAGAAAATGAAAAAAGCCTAGATCTACTAGGCTTTTTTCATTTAAAGTACAAGGATTATACAAACTGTATAAATCCTCCAGCAGCTATTCCTCCTGTTCTAGTTACTGTTATTCTATTTATGAACTTCTGGATACCACGTGCAGGTTCAATGATAATATCTATGATTCCCATATTCATATCTATAATGGCTGGGGTATTATTAGAAGAATCCATAATTGTTTGATAAGCATAAATACCACCACCGGCTCTAACACCATCTAGATAATTATCAACTAGAGTTTTTATTTCAAGTCTTATACTATCCTCGTTGAAATCAAATAGATAGTTTGAAAGAATCTCCTGGACATCACCTTCTATAGAAATCAATAAATCTCTAACGTGAACAAGGTTAAATGCAGAATTAACTTGCTGATAAGCAGTTTGATTACCGAATATTACCACTCCAATTCCTTTTTTTCTGATAATTGGATTTATTCCAAATGGCTCAAGATTTCCTCTATCCTCATCGGTATAGTTGTATTCAACACCAACTATATTTCCTCCCGAAATTATTCCTCTCTTGGTACCAGCTACTATTGCATATGGTTGTCCAGCTGCGAATTTTCTAATGAAATTATTAGAAACAAATGAGGCAGGAGGAACATTAACGTTTCTATTTCCATCCCTTACTATGATGTATGGTGAATAGAATGCACAGAACTTAGATCCGTCTTCCTCATTAGGTAAACTGAAGGTATAGGTTGGATTAAGAGATAGGTTACCCCCATCAACAATATATCTAGTTTGTAAAAGAGGGAACGGGTTAACAGCTGTAGGTTCATCAGTAAATCTTGGATCCGTACTCGCTCTGAATTGAGCAATAGATGGAGCATTTATAATAGCAAGAGCTTGTTGTCTTAATTTTGCTAATCTACTGTATTGATTCTTACTATTAGGAAGAATTTGACCATTAAACGTATCAACAATATATCTAAATGAAATAACATCCTTCGAAGCAAGGGTTTTAGCTATATTTGTTTCAAACATAACATCCAGAATATCACCAACTCTAGCATCAGATCCATTAGGCCTGTGTGATTCCCTCATTATAAATCCTTGGAAATATGTAAAATCAAAGGAGTTTGTAAATTGAGGAATAGATTTAAATTTCTGTACTCTCTCCGTATTATTCTCACCAGAATAATATAAAACCGGTCTGGCTGTTGTTACTCTATAAATGCCAAATGTTGAAGTTGACGAAACTGCAGTAATTTTAGCAAGTCTATTTTGTCTATTTCCAACTAGTGGTTCACAAATATCAAGATCAGTAGAAACAACATAATCACCAACAGCAAGTGGAGATGTTCCAGCTGATGTTATATTGACTAAAAATGTTGTAACATCAATTCTAGTTGCATCAATATATTCATTGATTGAACCTATCTCTGAGATTATATTTATTTTCTGAGCAGATACAGGAAGACCTATATTATTAGAAGCATATGAGGTTCCAAAATTAGCAATATCCAAAAGAGTTTGGCTGTCATCAGCTGCCGGATCCGAATATGCACGTCCATAAGAAAGATTGAATCCATCTCTATCAACTAGATTTTGGAAACCAACATATTGTTGACCAGGAGTTCCTGTTGGGGTTATCCAAATCTGATCACCAATAGCTAATTCGTTGAATTTTATATCCTGATAAAAATCTGATGAATTGTATCCTATTAATGAGAGTGTATATCCTGTTGGAGCATTAGGTCCAGTTCCACCATCAGGTGATTGAACGGAGACCCTATCGAAATAATCGGACTCACCAAATTGATATGCATCATTCCAATATGCCTGATTACTACCAGATGCTCCCGTATTATATGTTGAGAGATTATATGTTGGGGCAACAGTTACACCCTGACTTCTATACAAATTAATATCAAGAGGGTGTGACCAATAGATTCTCAATTCTCCACTAACTTCCTTAGTTCCAACAATTTTAAGTTTGACAAGATCTGTTTCATTAAATTGGGAGATAGTACCTCCAGAAAGACCCGCAACACCTTGTACAACACCAAGTAAAAACTTCTGATCATCAGAAGAATTAACTTCCAGGAATGATTTCAATTCGGCTTTTTGAATAGCATTACTAAAATCACCCTGAGAACCACCGGTTAATCCGCTGGTTTGCAAATAGTGATATCCATTATCAAATAATTGAGAATTATAAGTTTCAAATGACGTGTAATGAACACCTGCTGTTGTTCCGGTTATAGTGTAGAGTGTTCCAACTGATATTCCAGTAGCATAAACAGTTGCTCCAGTTGGACTGACAAATCCACTTGCTCCTGTTATACCAACAACTTTTTGGGTGTAGAGATAATCTGCTGATAGTGCCTGATCATAACTAAGGAAATTAATTCTTGGACTAGCGAGGTCTTTATCCCCGGTTAATTCATCAATAAGGTGATTTCCAACTAAATCAATCTTAGAAGGATTGTTACAGATATCATCGAATGCCTGTTCGTCTATAGCACAGAATAATCCAGTAGAAGCAGTTTGATTATTTATAAGAGTTTGTATATATTGATTTACCCCATTTAGATCTACAAAATTTGGAATTATAGATCCAGTTTCCGACGTAACTATCGATACATTGGCATTAGCAAGGAAGTCATCTATTCTACTTTTAATAAATCCATTATTAGTGAAATATGTGTTCCATAATGGATCTAGAGACAAGGCCTGATAATTAGTCCAATCACCATATACTGCAATAACATCCACGAAGTAATCGGAAATATAATCATAAGGATGCATAAATGAGGGAACATTATTTGCTCCGTACCAATCAATTGCGAAAATATCAAATCCGGTTAAAGGAGTCGATGAATCGGTGGACTTTCTTATAATAACACTCATTGGGGATTTTCCAAGATTTGTCAAATTAAAAAGCTTTCCTTGATCAGCAACACTCAAAGTTGCTAGGAAATAATCAGGGTCTGCAAACCAAAATCTCTCCTTGTTATAAAAAGAAGAATAAAGTTTACTTGTTAGTACCCCATTTAATTCCTCGGTGTCTACAGAATAAGATCTATAATTTACCACATCAGGAGTTGCAGAATCCAGATCATCATTAAGCTTCAAAAGGTTTAATGCAAATACAGGACCAGCATTCAAGCAAGTGAGTATAGATCTGTGGAAAAAAGAACCCTTATTTTCTAAAGACGTGTCTATATCACCAAATATAGATAACATTGTGGTAATATCTGGTATATAAACCGGAGTATTAAAAGGACCCTTATTAGAGAAACCAACCACCAATCTTAATGTTTGTGATGTTAGGATGACGTTTTGGGAAGCGTCAAATTCAAGTGTATAGACACCGGAAGCTCTAAATTGGGAATAGTCTATTTTTACCTTGTTTGCCATTATTTTTAAAATATTTTTACTTCAAGTCTATATATCACAAAATTAGATTGATTTATTGGAGATTATTTTCTTTACTACATCAAGGAATTAAAACTCCCGTAAGATTTACCATCTTTGGTTGTTGGACCCTTCCTTGATTCATCTTCAAAAACATTATTGCCCTCTATTTTTCTGATAATGATCGATTTATAGTCATTTTCATCCATCTCATCAAAAAGATCACCGACGATCTGGCCAAAGTCATATCCATCCATCAATCCAGAAAGATTCACCAGGGTCATTGCAACATCATCGTGTCCAGTTTGACTTGAATAAGTTCCTCTTGAATTAAGACCAAATGTGAAAAGTTCTGGGATGGTCCATTTTTTTTCATTTACAATAACCTTATATTCCCTAACAAGACTTCTAAGCATTTCACAATATTTCATCTTGTTTTTTTCATTATATTTGATTCCAGGATTTAGGTTTCTTGCAGCTTCCGTGTGCTTTGTAAAAAGAAACATCTCATCAAAGAATTCATCCCTCGAAGATAATTTATCGTAAAGAAGCTCTCCCTTATAGTTCATCTCAAGCGCTATTTTAACCCTATCGACTCCAAATACATTCTCACAAAGAATCGTTATAAATTTTATAACGTCCTCTAATTTCATCTCGTTATCTCTTAATATCCCCACTTGGATGAGACCGAAAAAATCAGATTCATCCTCAAATTCATCAATCCTTTCTATAATTTGTTTTGGTAATGGTGAAACCTTGAATATATTAATTACTGTGAAATCACCTTTATTTCCACCACTAAGATCTATCGAAATAACAAACTTCTTTCCGATTTCATTAGATGAATCAAGATCAAATTTAGGATGCCAAATAAGATTTTCATAATTGACATTTCCGTAATGAAGCTCACTTATTTCTCTCCAAACATATTCCACCTCATTTGCTCTTATTCTTCTTAACTCTTCGGATCCTAAAAGCAAACTCGAGGAACTTAAAAATTGATTTCCATACTCCTGATTAAATAGTTCCTCACTTCCTAAGTTTCCTATCTCTCTCTGCTTCCACTCTTCATCCCTTCCCGGAACCTGCCACCAATCAACTCTTATTGGATTAAAACTATTTTCACCCTTTAGTGCACCTTGGTA